TGCCCCTATCCCTATTTTCAAATCGCCATCAATTTTAAGAGCTATATTACCTGCATCATCTTGCACGTTAATTAGATCTTGACCAGGTACAGTACCTTTAACAAAAAGTTTCGTTCCATTAGGGTCGTTTGCTCCTAGGGCTACATCTCCGCTCTCCTCTACGACGAATGTTTCATCATCTAAGAAATTTAGAATGCTAAATACTTTATCAGTAGACACATTTACAGGAGCTTCAATCCTTACTTTTGAGTCGAAAACTTCCGTTTGCGAAAATGATAGGAACCCTAAAAGAAGTAAGGGGATCAATGAAAGCTTTTTCATATTTATATTTTTAGTTTTGGTCGAAATATTTAGGGTTCGAATAGCTAGCTAGATCTAGAATGTTTCCAGTCACATAAGTTCCTCTTGTCATGAATAACCCTCCGTTCAATTGGCCCATAACACTGTCCCCAGCTTCTACTGCAGAGTTGTTGGTGTTTCCTGAAGCTTTATATGTTATCAGAGATCCGAAAGGTATGATATAGTCATCGGCAGATTCTAGTGAATCCCAGTCTGGGGTTGCTCCTGGCTCTCCGTTGTACCCTGTTCTATTTACCCATGTTCTGTCTTGGTAGATCGCTGATTCGCCAACTCTAGGCCTCAAGTTTGCGGACCAGTCTATATCTAGAGTAGTTTTAATTTTTAACATCTTGCCCAGTATTTTGTTGGCTTAAATCTTCTTTTGATACACTTTTACTTTCCTGTGTATATTTTTTGTAGTTTTCGCTCCAGTCTCCTGACCCCAAATACTCAACTGCTTGTTCTCTGCTTATTAGAGGAGTAATGTCGTCGCCGAGCATCGATCTTACAGCTTTAGCTTCTTTGAGAGGGTCAATGTGCGGCATTTTCCTACCTAAAAATCTAGCATTGTAATATGCTTCTAAAGCCATTTTGCTTTCTAGTCCTCTAGCTTTCAGAAAGCCATTTGATTTTATGTTTCCTTTATATACATTGTAGTCGAGCCAAACCCTGTAGAAAGGTCTGTAAAAATCTCTAGCGAATTTTTTTCTGTATATACCAACAATGTAGTCCCATCCGTTTATGGCTGCCCTAGAGCTGCTGTAGTTCTGTTCGTATTTTTGCAGTGCTACCTCTTCGGGTATGTCTACTGAGGCGCAAAGTACAACGAAAACCGATCTGAAGAACTCATTGAAATTAGTCTCAGATGGAGCAGACAAGGAATTGATCTTCGATCCGTTAGGTAGATTTAAAACAGTTCCGCTTGTACTCTGACGCAGTGAATCCGCTGTTCTGCCTGTTTTCTCAAAAGTTGTTCTGCAATCGTCTTCTGCTTTTTTCCTACTGCTAAGGTTTGTCACCAGTGGGTTTTCTCCAGTACTGTTCTCATCATGCTCAAAAGCGTAAACTATATTGGCTGTCTGCTCTGCTTTACTGACTGAGGCTTCTACGTACCTGTCTAGTTTGCTAACCTTCTCAAGTATAGAGGAAATTCTAGGAATCCCCCTGTGGTGATCTATTCTAGCTTTATCTCCGTAGACCATGCGGGCTACCACATTCCCGTTATCGTTTTTAGCAAGTATTCGTTGATGTTTAACCTCTCCATCGATCTTAGTTTCAACACAAACCCAGAAAGCCACATGCTCTCCTCTACCGTTCATCTCTATACCGTGTTTGATAGTGTTCCCTTGAGCTTTACCTTTGTCATCGAATGGTGTTTCCACTTGCTGCCCATCTATTACCTGAATGTTAGGCCCTTCTTTTTCTACTCTTATTACAGTTAAACAGTCACCGCCCAGGAATGCCGCTTTGAACGCTTCTGCAGCTTTGTCGTGTATGCAGTCTTTCTTAGTGTAGTCACTATACTCAGATTCCGAATATAAGCTATACAATGATTCTACTTCTTCTTTGAATTTCTCTAGGTCTTCATTAATCCCGAAAATAGAAAGAACCTTTCCTTTTGGTTCAGCTTGAAGCTTTAAACCCGAGCCGACTACAAATTTGAAAAATTTACCTGTTATAACCTTTATGATGTCTGTTTTCAGATCTAGATCAAAAGCTCTAAGCCTTAACCCTAAATGATCAGGAACGCTTGACACTATGTCCCCTAATTCCCCTTGTGTTTTTTCACCGTCAAAAACATCGTAAACTATCCCTTTAGTTCTACTTATATCTTCTAGAGCATGGCCGTATGACGAATCTGCTAATTTTTCATCTGAGGTATTTTTTCTAAATAGCTGTTTTAAGAATTTCATGGTACTATCAATAGTTTAGTCTGCCTCTTAGAACAACAGCTCTTCCGTTTCTTTGGTTCATGAACATCTGCAGGATCTTCTCTAGCTCTGCGATGCCTTTAGCGACCTCGGCCAAGCTTCTATATTGGGTGCTGACTTTCATTTGACCATCATCCATCATATAAGATGCTGTACCTGCATTTTCCACCCAGTCTGGAGATGTGCCTGCGGCTATGTCTACTGTGTCCAGCAACATTTTATCTATTAGCAACTCTATGGCTACTATCCTCCCATCAAGTGTTTGTTTGGAACGAATGTATTCTTTAGGAGTGCATTCTATGTAAGTAAGTCCGCTCATTGTGTAAAAATACTAAAAATAATGACACGGTCAAAAGGTCACTTTTGTAGAAATGAAACTAGAGATGACCAGTCTAGGTGTTTCAATTTTGTCGGGTCAGTTTTCTTTATGAGATCCAAAAAAATGTACCTTGCTGATATGTTGTATACGAAAACATCCCAGAAATGGTTTTCGACGAGTGAATTTTTCTTCCCCCACTTGAACCCTATAGAAACTCCATCTTTGACAACTTCTTTCCTTGATTCGGATTCGTAGTGCTTGAAGTACCCTCTGACAGAATATTTGTTGTCTCTAGGCTGTGGATAGTTCATGAACCCTCCTTCTTGCGTTTGGTCGTCTGACACTCTTAGGTTCATGTTATCTGAAACCATATCTTTCAACTGTTCTGTGTCTAGCAAATATAGATTCGGAATATTAGGCGACTTCTTTACGATAGACGAATCCTTGTTTATATTTCTGTAGTTCAGCTCCTCTAAGCCTTTTATGGCGAAAACCCAATTGTCTCCAGTATGGCATGTTCTCACAAACTCATACGCGTGTTTCGTAAAGAACCCCGTATCTATTAAACTTAATTTTATATTGTATGTGTCTCCACTTTCGCTTGGGTAATCTCTTTGGATTATTTCTTTCAACAGAGGCCAAACACTATTGCGCATCCCATGCATGTAGGTGTATTTCTTCCTGAACTCGTCATTTTCCCTATCTTTTCTAGTCAATGTGTTGGATCTTTTAAAAGTTCCAAGACTGCCTTGGTCTATTGAATAAGTGGCTGAAGTAGATGAATGGGCGATGATCTCCCAATCTATTCTTACATCCTCCCTATCAGCGTTCATGACCCCACCTAGATCAGCAGCCAATGTCAATAGAACAATCTCTCCGTTGCCGTCTTCTTGGCAAGTTTGATCAGGGATGACACCTATTGGGTACTCCCTTATATTTTCTAGAATCTTCATCATTCTAGGTGTTTCTCCTCTTTCTTCGAAAGGTAGACCTAAGCGAATATTGTAGAAAACTTTCAATAGAGGGACGTTCGTTTTACCCCCCTTTGGGTTAGCTTTAAGCCATTCTAGAACTAGGGTAACCCAATCAACGAATCCTGGAGGTATGATGATGGAATTCATGTAATAGCTTCGGCTGTATCTGCTTTCAGGCTCAGCTGTAGGAATCCATTTCCCTTTCTGGTTCAGATCATGCTTTTCTCTATTGTCTATGAGATACCCACAACACTGGCACTTAAATTTCACTGAACTTTCAATGAGCTTGTCTTTTTCATCCAAGTCCCATACGATACCAGCATACCCTCCTCCTTCTAGTTTTGTTTGCCAGTCTGTAGGTATGAACTCGTTGCACTTAGGGCAAGGCCAATGCCATTTACGCTGATCACCTTCTAAATAAGCTTCATATATGTTAGAGGTCTGCGTTGTCGTGGCAGTACTTACGTAAAATGTTTTTGATAAATTACCATACGATGTTTGCCTACCTTCTACTAGTTTTCTTATAGACCCTTCTTTTTTGTCTTCTCTGGGAGCATTGTCATAATCATCCATGAACACTGTTTTCACAGAAAAGAATCTAAATTTCCCCGCATTGTTGGTACCTTCAATAATAGCTGACCCTCCTGAGAATTCTTTACTGTGAGAAGTGTCTCCTGATCTCTGCCCTTTGCTTCTAACTATGTTCGATCTGATTAGATGTTTCAAGCCGCTAGCTTGCATGATATTGTCGAATCTTGTATCAATAGTAAGTTTCGCGATCTCTTTATCTGAAGCCGTGAACAGGAAATTGTCAGGATGCTCCGCTATGATCCACGCCATACCAGGAACTATTACGCCCTGTGTTATGCCCGACTGCGCACCTTTCATAACAGCTATGACCTTAGAGGGATCAGAAGGATGCAAACAGTCTATGATCTCTCTAGCGTAAGGAGATAAATTGTAGGAAAATTTCCCGCTGAATCTGGAAACTTCATTGGGCAGAATTATGTTTTTTTCAACCCATTCTGAAGGTATGTCCTTGATCGTTTTATACCTATATAGCAACTCGTGACGGTCACGAAGTGTTTCTTCCCAAATGTCTATTGTATCCATTCTTTTCTATTTACGCTCCCCTCTATTTCTTGTTTCTCTATATTCTTCAATAGCATTTTGAATGCTTGCCTCGGCAACTTCTGAGGCTCTGCTAACAGAACTATCAAGCTTCTCAGAAAGAGCTTTTGAAACTTCAGCTAGTTTGCTTCTGTTTCCGTTAGCCATTATATCACAATATATAGACGCTAAATTCTCAACATCGTTTTGGAAAGTTGCAAAAATATCCCTGTTGTGTATCTGCACTATATTCAGAGCTAAATCTACAGGTAGCAGCTTACCAGCCATTTTCTCAAGAGCTAGTTTCTCTTTTTCAGCTTTAGCCTCCTGCAACAGTGTGTCTGCTTTCTTTTTCCTGAAGCTCCATCCCTCTCCATTTGAAGAATCTTCATCTTCATCCGTACCATTTTCAGCACCCATGCTATCGCTATTAACAGGAGCTACATACACAGGTACTGTAGGAGGTCGCTTTTTCCCTGTAGTCTTAGTTGTCTTCTTCGGAACTTTTAGAAGTTTAGTCTCAGCCTGCTGCTTTTTATGAAAGCGCTCATTGTAAATGTTGAAGAACCTTTTGTTTTTAGTGACCGAAACATTTATAAATCTGCCATCTTCGTCTACCTCTTCTATTAATTTTTTTCTCTGTATGTTCATGTGGACAACTGCAGCGGTCGTATGGCACAAGGCAGCGAATTCAGATCTCGAATATCTATTCATGTTAATTTTTTAACAAAAGTTCATTTAAAGTGATGGTTACCAATCAAATGTTGTCCAATAAGGGTTAACATATGAACTGCTAATATAACAAATTCCAGCTACATCATTAACACTCCGTCAAATCTGTGTTGAGTGTCTGAAAAACGCGGGCTACAATATATTGCCTGTATGAGCAAAGCGCGTCAAAGTACCTAAATGTAATGTGTACACTACCAACAACTTATGTGTTAGAAGTGCGGTACATAGGAACAAGAAGGAACAAGAATTTTCGCTTGTTCCTTCACGTTGTTCCGACCTTAAAACATTGGCAGTCAGGCGATACGGTAGCTAATGGAACAAGAAGAACAATAAATAGTATAATAGTTATATAATATATATATCATACTATTATAAACATCACTCATAATATGCCCGCACGGGTTATATAGAAAGCTTGTTCTTTTGTTCCTCTTGTTCCCCCTATCCGACCCAGCGCATTCTCTTACATTTATTAAGAAAAAGTTTTTCTGTTGTTAAAAATAGTTTTATATTTGCCTTGTACAGCTCTTGTCACACTGACTAGAGATTAATAAGACAGAACATGAAGACAATAGATTTAGAGACTATTATACACGAAAGCATATACACAAAGGATGCAGTAGCTGACCATTTGTTTCCTGAAAACAAATACCCTAGACTGGCTCTCAGACGGGTACTTAATAAGAAAGCCAATTTGGACTCAGAGCAGATAAGTAAGCTATCGTTGATGGTTGATTTATCCATATCAGAGTTATACGGTGACAATTTCACTATGCAAACAAGGGAAAAAAAAATGGTATTCACGTATGGAGACTATGAGGCTGTTTTAGACACCTCAACGTGGTCGACTAAGGTTTTCAATAAGAAGAGTCTTTTCCATGAGTTCATTCTACATAAGAAGACTATAGTATTGAGCGAATACCTACACGAGTTGAATTTAATAATCTCAAAAAACAAATAGAAATGACACCTTTAATCACAACACTCACGATAGACTTAAACGATCGTGAACAGTTAAAAAACCTAATAGACAATTTGAATGTTCTATTATATGAAAGAAGCGGAAAAGACTATCCTGATGAGGACTATATAGACAAGGAAGACGATTACAAAATAAAAGTTCCTTCTTTGAATGCTCCTGTAGATAAATCTAAAAAGCAACCTGTAACTAAGAAACCAATAGATGAGAAAGTTGTTGGAGAGACTCAAGTTGAAAAAGAGGAAAAAGCCGCTCAAATGCCGTGTTCATTAGACCATATCAGGTCTATTGTTTCTAAAAAGATGATGGTTAGCGAGAACAAATCTAAGCTAAAAGCTAAACTGAAAGAGCTGGGATCTGAGAACGTTACACTGTTGCAAGAAGATAAATACGTCGAGTTTTTGACTTTCGTAAACAGTCTGTAGAGTGTCAGCTCCGAAAGAAAAGCTTTACAGGGACCATGTGTCCCTTTCAGCTTCAGGCTCTTCTAAATGGCTAAACTGCACACCTAGTGCAAAACTAGAAACAAAGATAGAAGAATCTACAGACTCTGTATATTCAATAGAAGGGACAATTGCCCATTCACTCGCAGATATACACCTTCGTTTTTTCAACAATGAAATAGATGAGAAGACTCACGCTAAGGAAATAAAGAAGATTCAATCTCATGCGATGTATTCACAGGAGATGGAACATGAAGTTCAGAAATATGTCGATATAATCAAAGAAATGTATCACGATGCTCTTGGCCAGAAAAGTGATGTTGAGCTTTTCATAGAAGAGAAATTTGAATTTTCAAACTTCGTTAGAAATGTCTATTGTAAAATAGATGCAGCTTTAGTTGCTGACGGGAATGTAAGCATCATTGATATGAAATATGGTGTTGGTAATAAGATATTAGCAGAAAGCAACTCACAGCTCATGCTGTATGCTTTGGGAGTATTAGACAAGTACGATATGCTTTACGATATTTCTAGTTTTCATCTCACTATAATCCAACCAAGATTAGATCATACCTCAACATTCTATATTACTGTTGAAGACCTCTTGGCTTGGGGAGAATCACATGTTTTGCCCAGAGCAGAAATGGCATATGCTGGAAAAGGGGACAAATGTGTCGGTGATTGGTGCAAGTTTTGCAAAGCCGCGCCGTTGTGTAATGCTCTTTATAAAGAGTCCTTAGCTGTATCGAAGCATGATTTTAAAGATCCTGATTTGATAGACGATGACACTTTATTTGAGCTAAGTAAGCAGTTGCCTATATTGAAAGACTGGGCAAACAGTGTTCAGAAGTATATTCTGAGTAGAGCAATAAATGGGCATCAGTGGCCAGGCTACAAATTGGTAGAAGGTAAAAGCAATAGAAGATGGAAGAGCGAAGCGGATGTCATCGATACTTTAAAATCTCTATATGTTGATAAGCCTGAATCCTATACAAATGTCAGAGTCAAATCGATTACAGAAATCGAGAGACTTACAGGGAAAAAAGACTTCAGCTCTCACTTTAGCCATTTGCTAGAGAAACCACAAGGGAAGATATCCTTGGTGCATTCTTCTGATCCTAGAAGAGCAATAAACAGTTTTGAGAAAGCTAAAGAGTATTTCGAAGACTGAAAATAAACAAAAAGAGCATAAAAGAATTGAATATTGGAACGTATTAAACCTCCTAAAAAACAACCAGACACATCAGGTTTTTTACTGTTGGTATAAAGCCCTAGAAGTAATAAATTTGATGAATTAATAATAAAAAAGAAACGATATAAATGTTTGAACAAAGCTTTAAAAATATAGACAGCATACTACATACAGATGCAGGCTGTGGAAGTGAATTTGATTATGTAGAACAAACCTCTTGGGTGTTGTTCTTAAAATATTTGGACGACTTAGAAAAAGACAAAGAAAATGCGGCATTACTATCGGGTGAAGAATACACCAGACTAATTGAACCGACTTACCAATGGGCAACTTGGGCAGCTCCTAAATTAGCAGATGGCAAGATTGACCATAATGCACAAACAGGAGACGATTTATTAGACTTCGTAAATAACGAACTCTTTCCTTACCTCAAAAAGTTTAAAGTAAATGCTTCAAGTGCAGATACTATAGAATATAAGATTGGTGAAATCTTTGGGGAGTTGAAAAACCGTATTCAGTCGGGTTATAATTTACGTGAAGTAGTAGCCTTAATTGATGAATTACGTTTCCGTACCCACGCAGACCAATTCGAAATGAGCCACCTGTATGAAGTGAAAATCAAGAATATGGGGAACGCAGGGCGTAACGGTGGAGAATACTACACCCCACGTCCTTTAATTAAAACCATTGTAAAAGTAGTTGACCCAAAAATTGGAGAAACGGTTTATGATGGTGCGGTAGGTTCAGCAGGTTTCTTGGTAGAGGCTTTTGATTATATGCGACACCCAGCGGGTGCAGGCAATAAAGATAGGCAGCTTTCTACAGAAGATATTGAGACTTTACAAAAGAAAACCTTTTACGGTAAGGAGAAAAAATCGCTTGCCTATATTATCGGTATTATGAATATGATATTGCACGGTGTAGAAGCCCCCAATATTGTACACGCCAACACTTTGGCAGAAAACATCGCCGACATACAAGAAAAAGACCGTTACAATGTAGTATTGGCAAACCCACCATTTGGAGGTAAAGAACGTGCAGAAGTACAAGAGAATTTCCCGATTAAAACAGGAGAAACAGCTTCTTTGTTTTTAC